TGCACCTTGTTTTTTTAGCGTTCAGGCAACGCGGTGCAAAACAAGATACATAATGCTCAAGATTCATACAGAGATCATGACCACACATGCAACAAAAAAGCCTGCAACTCGTTGAAGTTACAGGCTTTTTTAAGGTTCATGATGCATCATGAATGAATGTTTGGTGGAGCTGGCGGGAGTTGAACCCGCGTCCGAAATTCCTACATACCATTTTTAGTATAGTAAAAACAGTGATTTACGTTTAAAAACAGAGCGTTAGTATTATCAGATGTTTGTCCGTTTTACTCGTTTTTAATGCTTTGCCGCCAAAATGCCGCCACATGTTCAGTAAGTTTAGCCAGGCAACAAAGTAGTTAGAAAAGGGCACAGGCAATGTTTCCATGACTAGATTTTTAGCGTTAACTAAAAAGATGAGTCAACACCTAACCTTTATCTTGCATGTGTGATAACCATTGCTTAAATAATACCTCCCTTTCATTTTCGGGAAGTTCTTCTATTTCAGGACATTCGCAACCTATAACTTTAACTGGGCCGTTTCCTGTGAATACATATTTAGGGTCGCCGGACAAAGCGATTAAAGTAAATGAACTGCCGCAGGATTTACAACCGAATAAATGACTTTTGTGTGGGGGGGGTATAATATTAACTCTGCCACAAATACATGGTAATACCATGTCTTTTGTTGAGCCAAGCAATCCATCTTTGATAAAGAAGTAATATTCTGAATTCCTAGTTTTTATTTTTCTTTGTATTATCGTTGTTAGATTGACTAGATTCTTTTCGAATTTTTCAAATGAAGACTGTATTAGGGTTTTTTTTAAGCATGCAAGTATAGATGGAGTGTATATACTAATTAAAGCCCAGCACGCAGATTCTAGCAATTCATATTTTATTTCGCTAAAATTTTCCATGCTGAGTAAATACGGCACTCCTTTCTCGTCACCAAAGACGACATCAGCAGCATTGGAGTTTGTAAATAAAGTTGATGTATAGCCGATATGGGTGAATTCCGATGAGAATTTGAATATGTTTTTTAAATCGTCAGCAAGGCTTGTTTTAGGATATTCCCCCAGTATACTTTTGAGGTAATCTACTTTACTACCAAATGTTGTGTGTTGACACTGAGTAATCGATGAATTTTTCCATTGGTTATATGGTAATGCCTCCAGTTCTGAAAGTGCATTTCTCAGTTCATCATTGAAAATGGTTTTTGAAATTGATTCTGTGGCATACTTGTTAAAACTGTTTAAAGAAACAAGAACATGATAATTAATACTTTTAGGTTCTAATAAACACAACTGATATGAGTCAGATATTAAGCTATCAAAAAACTGTCTAGATGCAGTTATTAGCTCATTGTAATCCCTGAAGGTTTTTGCTTTTTCGTTAATATTACTAAAGGTTATATTTTCCCTGTCGTCAGATTTGGTTAAATCAGAAAACTTACGAAATATAACAACTCCGTTTTGTATTATTCTATTTGCTATAAATAATATTGCATTTAAATCTTTATCAGATTTGTAGTCATCGTTTAGTAAGTCATCATTTTGAAATGATACGAGAATTTCAATTTGAGTTGAGGAAAGTATGCTTATGTAGTCTGAGAATGCAGTGTTTAAATAATGAATGTTATTGCATAAAACATCATAATCACTTAAGGCTGTCGAGTTTTTCTTGTTTGTTAAGTTGTTTGAAATGATTTTTAAAATATCAATGTCTGTCATGCTATATCCTCTGTTTTGTTTTATATAAATTATTCAACTGTGATTTTTATTAGCTAATTGAATATCTAAGTTAAATAAAGGGTTTTTTGTAACAGCATCTTCCAAGTGGTCCGGCGCAAAGTGTGCGTAAACCATCGTCATTTTTATATCGGCATGGCCCAGAATATCGCGTAGTACCAGTATGTTCCCACCATTCATCATAAAATGGCTGGCGAATGTATGACGCAGCACGTGGGTGCATTGGCCCTCCGGTAGCTCGATGCCAGCTCGCTTTACTGCTCGTTCAAAGGCTTTTCTGCACGGGGTGAATAACTTCCCTCTATTCTTGGGGAGTTCGTCATACAGATCCTGAGATATTGGCACTGTACGGTTTTTCTTGCCTTTGGTTTTGGTATAGGTGATCCGGTATTTAGATAACTGATGGCCCTGCAGGTTTTCGGCCTCACTCCACCGCGCGCCGGTGGCTAGGCATACCTTTGCGATCATTAACAGGCTGGGGCTTTGAGAATCAGCGCAGGCTTCTAGCAGGCGTTTAATTTCGTCTTGGGCAAGGAACGCCAGTTCCCCCTCTGCGATTTTGAATGTTGGTAGCCCGGAGAGCGGGTTAGGCGCTGACCAGTGGCCCAGCTTTTTCAGAGTGCCAAAAACGGATGATAAGTTACGCTGCTCAAGATTTACCGTGCGGGGCTTTACTGGCGACATCAGCGCGCCGTCTTCGTTACGTACTTCACCTTTTAATCGTGCTTCGCGATATTTTGTAAAATCACCGGCGGTTAACTCAGAGGCAACGGGATCGCTCAGGCCATTGCAGATAATTTTCAGTTTCGCCATTAGGCGTTTAGGGTCTGCAAGCGTCTGGCCGTAAAGGGAGTGCCACTGCTCAATCAATTCTGACAAACGCCGCCGATCTTCCTTTTCACCCAGCCACGGCTTTTTGTTCACTTCATCCATGGTGAAGTTTTCGAATGCTACAGCCTCGCCCTTCGTCGCAAATTGTTTGCGCACGCGCTTGCCGTCACGCCCGTTCGGGTAACACTCGCACAACCATTTTCCGTTCGGCTGCTTTCTTATCGTCATAGTTAGATGCTCTTAATGACTTTTACTGCGCGGCCAATTACCTCTACATCATCTACGGCGCACTCAAAGGATGCTTCATCCTGATGAACCACAATTTTATTGCCAGGAATGCGGGCAATCTTGACGAAGCTTTTAACGCCGTCGATGTCTACCAGCCAATAACCATTGCTGATTTGTTTCACAGATGTATCCACAATAAAGCTATCAGTAGCTGTTTTTACAAAAAGAGAGTTGGACGATTCACCATCCAGCAGTCTGCTATCGAGAAGGATTTCATCACTCGGAAGCAGTTCTCCGTTCTTCAACTCAGCATGTTTGATACTTGGAGCCACGATTTTAGAAAGTGGTCTTACCGTGACAGAGGTTTCGTTTTTGAGATTCTTTTCTTCGTTCTCACTCGCATACATATCTCCCTGGCCGGTAGCCAGCCATAGAAGGGAAATTCCTGTTTCAAGAGCGCACTGAATCACCCATTCAGCGGGAAAGCTATCTCTTAAGTATCTGTTAGCCATAGTGCTTTTAGATACATCCAGATGTTCACAGAGCTGCTGACGCGAGCTGAAATTGTAGGCCTTAATAAGCCTGTTGATTGCATCACGACCACCACTATCATTCCCTGCCTTGATTAAACTCATAATCAAACCTCTTGACGCATATAAAAAGTGATCTTAATATCCGCTTATGGTTTGAAAAGCAAAACCAAACCACATAAAACGAGATGAAACGAAAACAAACTAAGAGATACTGCACTATGAGCACAGATATTTCAATTCGTGTACCAAAAGAGATGGCTACGCCTACGGAGTTTGCTGAATGGGAAGGTATCTCCCGCGGCTCTGTTTATCAGAAAATCCATCATGGGCAGCTCGCTAAGTACATGGTGAAAAAGGATAAAAACAAGGGGCGCGTCAGCATCCGCTATCTGATGTACAAAGCTGATCAGGTTCGTGAGTCCCTTGGTCATTCCAACTTCCGCATCATCGTGGGTCAGTAAGTTCAATTATGTGAACTTTTTGAGAGGGGCGCATGTTTGATTATAAGATTTCCAAACATCCACACTTTGACGAAGCCTGCAGGGATTTCGCGCTGCGTCACAACATGGCGAAGCTGGCAAAACGCGCAGGAATGAATGTCCAGACGTTGCGCAACAAACTGAACCCGGAGCAACCGCATCAGCTAACGCCGTTGGAAATCTGGACGCTTACCGATCTTACTGAGGACTCCACGCTGGTTGACGGCTTTCTGGCTCAGATTCATTGCCTGCCATGCGTACCGATGAACGAAGTGGCAAAAGAGAAGCTGCCGCATTATGTCATGAGCGCCACCGCTGAGATAGGGCGCGTTGCTGCCGGTGCCGTTACTGGCGATGTGAAAACAACCGCAGGCCGCCGCGATGTAATCAGCAGCATTAACTCAGTAACTCGTCTGATGGCGCTGGCTGCTGTTTCCATGCAGGCGCGTTTGCAGGCTAACCCGGCGATGGCAAGCGCGGTGGATACTGTGACGGGCCTTGGCGCTTCGTTCGGTCTGATCTGAGGTGGTTATGTTGACTAAAAAACCCTCTTTCGCATCACTACTCGTAAAGCAAAGCCCGGCAATGCACTACGGTCACGGCTGGATCATGGGGAAGGATGGCAAACGCTGGCACCCGTGCCGCTCTCAGGATGAACTGCTGGCTGACCTGTCCACAACCAAACAGGGGAAATCATGGCTATTGAAGGCGCTACGGCGACTGTTCCATTAAGCCCCGGTGAACGCCTGGACGGACTGAACCATATTGCGGAATTGAGGGCTAAAGTGTTTGGTCTGAATATTGAGCCGGAGCTTGAAAGGTTTATTAAAGATATGCGCGATCCACGCGATGTAAATAATAAACAGAATGAGCGGGCACTGGCAGCCATTTTTTATATGGCAAAAATTCCGGCAGAACGTCACGGCGTCAATATTAATTATCTGACTACTGACGAAAAGCGGGAACTGGTGAAAGCAATGAATCATTTTCGTGCAGTGGTGAGCTTATTTCCCAAACGGCTAACCATGCCGAATTAATCCACAACAGAAATTAATGGCGTAAACCCGCCGGGCTTCTTATTGCCCAAATTCAGGAGAAACAATTATGCGAAATATTGAAACCCGAATCACCAAAACAGGACCAGATGATGCTGGCCTTAACCAGATGCTGACTGATGCGCGAATGGAAGAACGCCGTGCACGTGCTGCGGCAATGGCAGCCCGTCTTGATAGCCTGGCTTGCCATATCACGTCACGCCAGCTTAATCACGTTGAAGCGGCAGAGCTGCTGCGTATTGCGGCTGAAAACATTCAGAACGAAGCGCAGGAGATCCACTGATGGCTGATTCAATGGACCTTGTACAGCAGCGCGTTGAAGAAGAACGTCAGCGCCACATCCACACCGCCCGCAATAGAACGCCGGGCGTTTCCCGTGTGCTTTGCATTGATTGTGATGCACCGATCCCGCCAGCACGCCGCCGTGCTATTCCGGGTGTGCAGTGCTGTGTCACTTGTCAGGAGATTGCGGAGCTGAAAGGTAAGCATTACGTAGGCGGTGCTGTATGAGCACTATCCTGAAATGGGCGGGAAATAAAACCGCAATAATGCCGGAACTGATTAAACACCTTCCTGCGGGCCCGCGACTGGTTGAACCTTTTGCGGGTTCCTGTGCTGTGATGATGGAGACAGACTATCCTCATTATCTTGTCGCAGATATTAATCCAGACCTGATTAATCTTTATCAGGTGATTAAGAATGATGTTGAATACTTCATCGAAGAGGGCCGATATCTTTTTGAAGCCCGTAATGATTCAGAGGCATATTATAAGACGAGACAGGAGTTTAATTTGCGCCATGGTGGCGCAATTGAGCTCGCATTGTATTTCTTATATTTAAATCGCTATGGTTATCGCGGACTGTGTCGCTATAACTTGAACGGCTATTTTAATGTTCCTTACGGTAATTATAAAAAACCGTACTTCCCTGAAAACGAAATACGCGCATTTGCAGAAAAAGCAAAACGCGCAACGTTTATCTGTGCCAGCTATGACGAGACACTGGCACTGCTGCAAACGGGTGATATTGTCTATTGCGATCCACCATATGACGGCACGTTTAACGGATATCACACAGTTGGTTTTACAGAGGATGATCAGTACCATCTGGCGTCTATTCTTGAACGCCGGTCATCAGAAGGTCATCCGGTTATCGTGTCCAACAGCGATACGTCTCTGACCCGTTCGCTTTATCGTGATTTTACCCGCCATCGTATAACCGCTAAGCGCAGCATGGGCGTGTCAGCCGGTGATGGTAAGTCTGCAGTAGAAATCATCGCTACTTCTAAACCCCATCACTGGATTGGTTTTGACCCTGCAGGCGGTCCTGGCTTCTGCGTTAAGCATGAGGTACGGGCGTGACGGAGTTGCAGCCCGGCGTGCATCATTTTCATGGCACACCTGTCTGGGGAAGTGCTGGTGACGTTCATCGCATAGCGGTGAACGGTGCTGGCGCTTTTGTCTCATATGTAAGGCCAGACCAAATTGCTGCATCAATAAAATATGCCAGTGCGGTAGGGATTGATAATGGAGCATTCTCTGCCTGGATGCGGGGACTGGTTATTGACTGGCGTAATTTTTATAAATGGCTAATTAACTATTATCACCATCCCAAAGTAGCATTCTTTGTTATCCCTGACGTAGTGGAAGGGGGCGAAAGCGATAATGACGCTCTGATCCGCCTTGTTCCCAGAATGTTTCATGATAAAGCGGTGCCTGTCTGGCACCTACATGAGTCATTGGATCGACTTGTTGAGCTTTGTCGGGAATGGCCCAGAGTCTGTTTCGGTTCATCCGGTGAGTTTGCTGTAATTCGAACAGCGCGCTGGCATCGTCGTATGCAGGACGCTTTTGAAACTATCTATTGTAAATATAACTTCCAGACCAGCATTCATGGCCTGCGCATGTTGGACGGGCGTGTGCTGGGTAATTATCCACTTGCCACTGCTGACAGTACAAACCTTGCCTGTAACGTTCCGAAATTCAATTCCAAATATCCAGAACTAACCCGGGCGATCCGTGAAGCGGAATATTCTCGTGGGCTTTCCGCAAAGGAACTTAAGGCAACCATTTTAAAAAACAGGTGCGCCATTCTTAAAGGAGCTATTGAGGCCGTAGAGCCTCTATCTATTTCTGAATGGGTGTCTAAAGGATTGCAGCCTTTCCAGCTCGAACTGGAGATCGCATGAGCAATTACCGCCATTTCTGGAACGCCGAAAAGAAAGCAGTTAACCCCTATCTGGAGACAGGTACACAGGCCACTACGTCTGCGCTTTCAAACCTCATCACTCTGTACGCTGCGGATAACGAGCAGGAGCATCTGCGCCGTGAGGCGCTGAGTGATAAGGTTTGGGAACGTTATTTCTTCAATGAATCCCGAGATCCTGTCCAGCGTGAATTGGAGCAGGATCGGCTGATCAGTCATGCCAAAATGGCCCGCGAGCAGCAGCGCGTTAATCCCGATTTGGTGATTATTGCCGATGTAAGCGCCATGCCTGCCCATATCAGCAAGCCTCTGCTGGAGCGGATTAAATACTTCCATAGCCTGGGCAGGGCTAAAGCTTATTCCCGCTATCTGCGCGAAACAATCAGGCCTTGCCTTGAGCGGCTGGAGCGTGTGCGTGACAGCCAGGTGTCTGCGTCTTTCCGTTTCATGGCGAGCCAGGACGGGCTGGAGGGGCTGCTGGTACTGCCTGAAATGAATCAGGATCAGGTCAAGCGCCTTTCCACGCTGGTTGCGGCACATATGAGCATGTGTCTTGATGCGGCCTGCGGTGATCTGTTTGTCAGTGACGATGTTAAACCAGAAGAAATCCGCCAGGCATGGGAAAGGGTTGCTGCAGAAGCTATGCGTCTTGAGGTCATCCCGCCTGCCTTTGAGAAGTTACGCCGCAAAAAGCGCCGCCGCAAGCCGGTGCCTTATGAACTGATCCCACCGTCGCTGGCGCGCATGCTGTGCGCGGACTGGTGGTATCGCAAATTGTGGCAGATGCGCTGTGAGTGGCGGGAGGAGCAGCTGCGTGCCGTCTGCCTGGTCAACAAGAAAGCGTCCCCGTATGTCAGCTATGAAGCCGTGATCCACAAACGCGAGCAGCGCCGCAAATCGCTGGAGTTCTTCCGCTCGCATGAACTGGTCAACGAAGACGGTGACACGCTGGATATGGAAGATGTGGTGAACGCCAGCAACAGCAACCCGGCGCACCGCCGTAATGAAATGATGGCCTGTGTTAAAGGGCTGGAGCTGATCGCGGAAATGCGCGGAGACTGCGCCGTGTTCTATACCATCACCTGCCCGTCACGCTTCCACGCAACCCTCAACAACGGCAGACCTAATCCGAAATGGACCAGCGCCACGGTCCGGCAGAGCAGTGACTATCTGGTTGATACATTCGCCGCTTTCCGCAAGGCTATGCACAAAGCCGGGCTGCGCTGGTACGGCGTCCGCGTTTCAGAGCCGCACCATGACGGCACTGTGCACTGGCATCTTCTGTGCTTTATGCGCAAAAAAGACCGTCGTTCCATCACCGCGCTGCTGCGTAAGTTTGCCATACGTGAAGACCGCGAGGAGCTGGGCACCAATACCGGACCGCGCTTCAAGTCCGAGCTAATCAACCCGCGCAAGGGCACACCGACAAGCTACATCGCCAAATACATCAGTAAGAACATCGACGGGCGCGGGCTGGCTAAAGAAATCAGCAAAGAAACCGGCAGATCACTGCGTGACAGCGCCGAGCATGTCAGCGCCTGGGCGTCACTGCACCGTGTCCAGCAATTTCGTTTCTTTGGTATTCCGGGGCGCCAGGCATACCGCGAGCTGCGCTTGCTGGCTGGTCAGGCGGCGAGAGTACAGGGCGAACGCAAAGCGGGTGCGCCTGTACTGGATAATCCACGTCTGGATGCGGTACTGGCGGCTGCAGATGCGGGTTGCTTTGCCACCTACATCATGAAGCAGGGCGGTGTACTGGTTCCCTGCAAACATCACCTTGTCCGCACTGCTTATGAGCTTAACGACGAACCGAGCGCCTACGGCGATCACGGTATCCGTATCTATGGCATCTGGTCCCCGATTGCAGAGGGCAAGATTTGCACGCACGCGATGAAGTGGAAAAAGGTTCGTAAGGCCGTTGATATTCAGGAGGCGGCAGCCGACCAGGGCGCTTGCGCCCCTTGGACTCGTGGCAATAACTGTCCCCCTGTTGAAATTTTGAACCAATCAGGGGGGGAATTACCTGAAACCAGAGAGCCAGCGGTGCTGCCGGACCTTCACGATCTGAGTGCTAAGGAACGGCGGGAGCTGACAGCACGGCTGAGGCTGGTAAAACCGAAGCGGCGGAAAGGGTACAAGCAAGAAATTAACGATCTCCAGCGCCATCAGCTCGATGCTGAACTGAGGTCCAGAGGGTTTGAAGCGAGTGAAACGGAGGTAGATCTGCTTCTGCGTGGCGGCAGTATTCCGTCCGGGGCCGGGTTACGTCTTTTCTACCGCAACCAGCGCCTGCAGGAAGATGATAAATGGCGGCAGTGGTATTCGTGAGTATCGTCTGAATATTCCGGTTTAGTGATCCCCTCAGAGGTATCTGATTGAAATTTAAAAAAGGATTTTACAAATAGAAATGCCTACTATACTGTATATATAAACAGTGGATGTACATACAGTTATGTTTGTCCGGTAGTAGTGATAGGAGGGAAAATGCAGGATTACCTTTTGGAGTCGTTGAAGCTCCAGCGCATTGATTTTTTTATCAAGCTTGTAGCGGCTAGTGAGTGTAATGACGAAGAAAAGCGGCTGGCTATCCAGTGGGTTTCTGAGTTGACCGATGAGCTGATGGCGAAAATTCGCACCCATGAATACAGTCGGTCAATGGATGTTTCCAGTTAGGAGTCCCTATGCGAATTGAGATAATGATCGATAAAGAGCAGAAGATTAGCCAGGCAACCCTGGACGCTCTGGAATCCGAGCTTTACCACAACCTGCAGCCCATCTACCCAAAGACAGCGATCCGCATTCGCAAAGGTTCTGCAAACGGCGTTGAACTGAGTGGTTTAAAGCTTGATGAAGACAAAAAGCGGGTGATGGAAATTATGCAACAGGTTTGGGAAGACGATAGCTGGCAGTAGCGCCACCAAAACGTGAAAAGAACAACTCTATGTTTGATAGCATAGGGTTGTTTTTTTAGGAAGGATGGTACAACAATCAATGGTGAATTTTAGAAAAAGTTGAGATTAGTAAAATTGTATTTAATTGAGGGGTAATGAATGAAAAATAGTGTTCTTATTTCTAAAGTAAATAAGATTTTATCAAGATTGAATGACGATAATTATAATGATAGCGATATTGAATTGTTTTTTGTGACATTGAGAGAAATGCCAAGTGCAACTAAAAGCATAATTGAAATTGGTGATTTCGTTGCTCATTCGGAGCAAAGGAAAAAAGGAGTAATAAATGAAATAATGTTAAGGAATAGCTTGTTGGCAAACATAGTCAGTGGATATGATCATCAAGTTGTTAATAAGGCTAGAAATGAATATCCCCAAAACTTCCCAACGCTGATTAAGTTGCAGCTTAAAATGTATAGTGATGCGGAAATTAAAGCTAATATTGGTTTACCTGGCGGGAAGATTCAAAGGATTAGGAAGAAACTTAACGACAGAAAATCCTATATTTGTGATGGGGGTATATGTCGCTTGGCGGAGGATATTGGAACGGAAGAGTTTTTGGTTATAGACTTTATACTTTCAATTTTAAATGGGAGTGATGGCATTTCTTTTGAACTACTTATCAATGAGGTGGTGGCACTTCTGAAAAGGGAAATTCCAGGGGCCGATGCTTCGATAATTGAAGGTAAGCAAAAATGCATTTTTTGTGTGTTATTGTGTCTTTTGAATAATGTTCAATATCCTTTGCTGACTGGTTCAGTCGCAGAAACTATTATCGCTGCGAACGATTCGGATGGTCGGGTTTATATTATGGGTAAATATGCTGTAGATGGTCCAAAAGAAAATGTATTTATTATGAGTGTTGTGTTTAGTTCTGAGTATAAAATGGTCGATGTTTTCAGAAAGGATGTAACCGAAGTTGATATTGAACAAGGGAATATAGAGTATTGTACGAAAATTGGTAAAATTGTCAGGAGGGATGTGTAACATTTAACACCATGCTGAAAAGGTTTTTTGTTCATAAAAATACCTTTTGTGTTGTGGGCTTATTTACAGAACGCTGTGTTAGTGTGGTTGAGAGACTTTGCGCTCCGCATTGCTTAGATTACTAGGATGTTGTTTTGGGTAGGAAGATTTTAAGAAATGCATGCCTATGCTGCATGAATCCGCATGATCGTTGGAAGATCGTTTTCGCAGAGGCCCGTCAGGAATGGCGGGCTTTTGCTTATGTCATGCAGGTGCATGAAAACCACTGCATAAAGCGGGCAGGCGTGGCGGGGCTACGAGCGCGCGCAACGGGGTGAAATGGTGAAAATCCGGCGCAATCTCCGGCACGCTGGCGGCTTCAATCGGTGAGGGTGAGGGAGTGACAGCAAAAAAGAAGCGCCCCGCAGAATGCTGCTGGGGCGCTGTGAGGGGCGGTCTTGTTGTCGTGGTGCGGTGGGTCAGTCGTTGCGCTTGTCTTCTGTCAGTCCCAGCGTGTACGGCTCAAAGCGGATCACTTCTTCGCCCAGCCAGTCGTTAAGCTCCTGCAGTCGCTTCTGCAGCGGCATCAGCTCGTTACGGACAAAGACGCGGCTGGCCTTTTCCACATCACCAAAGCCGCCGGTATTGTTGGGAATAATGCCCATCATCTGCGGCGGTACGCGGTGCGCTGCCATCATGTCATCGCGGCTCACGTTCTTGATGTTCAGAAACTCGTCTTTCGCCGCAACCTCTGATAACGGGATGATCTGGATGCCGTCCTTTTTGCCGTTGGGCGAATACATAAACAGGTTGCGGAAGTTACCCGGTCCTTTGGCGCTTTTCATTGCCTGGCGGATATTGTTCACATCCTCCTGGTTCTGTGCTGCGTCGGTCATGTACATAATGAAACCTGCGTGGCTGCCGTTGATGTAATACTTCCGGCGGAACAGCGTTGCGGACTCGTTGAGCAGGGTTGACGGGATGGCGGAGAGATAGCCGGGCAGCCCGTAAATCTCCTGGTTAATATCCGGCTCCAGCAGATGAAAGATGTTGCCCTGCGTAAATTCATAGGGCTGTGTGGTCAGGCCATACTGCACAAACCAGTAGGTGTCGAGGTCCACGCCTCGCCGTGTGTACTTCGCCAGCGCTGGCTCCAGTGAGAGAACACCGCCGAGCCGGTTGGTGCGCTTTTCCAGATAGGCGTTACCGAACACCAGATAATCCTGGACGAAACGGGCAAAAGCCTGCTGGCTGAGCAGGCGGTGCGGGATGTAGGTACTGCTGAGAATGTCACGCTTTACGGCAATCGGTGAACTGTGATGCACGGCGGCGCGATAGGTCCGCGCCAGTCCGTCAAAGCTCACCGGCGGCTCATACCAGCGGTCCATCTGCACGCATTCCACGTAGTCCAGCAATTCGCGTCGGTCTAACACCGGCACCGGGTCGCCAAAGCTGAACGCCTCCGCCGCAGCGCCGCCTGATTTAGCGTTGTGATCTACCGCTGCGCGGTTATTCTTGTTTTTACGTTTGCTCATGCCGCCTGCTCCTTGTCAGCCTGGGGCCATTCGCACATAAACAGCATTTTCCAGTCCTCTGCTGATAACTCTTTTTTCATGTCATTCAGCCATTCATCATCAAAGAGCGCGGCTCCGGTTGCGAGCGTTGCCACGGATGCTGCAGCGTCATCAGCGGTAAAGGTCATGCAGGTAGTGCTGTTGCGGGCAATCAGCTTCTTGTATTCCTGCCATGCTTCCGGGTTGGGGCTTGGGGTGGTGTAGTAGGTAGCGTGATAGCGCGCGTGCATGGACAGGCTTTTGGCGAGCGCAATCATATTTCTTGGGGAGTCAGCCCATGCATACTCTGACACGTAGACGTTTCCGTGGAGCGCAGCGGCGAGACTTTTCGGCCCGATAAAATAAATGAACGCACCGTTTGGTAGTTCCAGATGTGCTTTACCTGATTTTATTTTCCCAAGATGCGTCCAGGCTGCTGCCTCACTTAAAAAAGCTGATATATAGGTTTTGACAGTCAGGGCTGATGCCGGGGTGCAGCCCAGAAAAATCTGGTTGCGTCCGGTATGCAGTGCATCGTTCAGGGCTTCGTAGGCGAAAAAGAAATCCGCGCCAGCCTGACGCATTTTTGTAAGCACGCGGTTTCTGCTGCGTGCGCCGCTGTTCCATTCATGCTGGTAAGCAAAGAAAGGGCGATCTACAGGCAGGCTGGCGGTGGTCATGAGGTTAGTTGGGGTTGAGTGCATCAGAAAATCTCCACAATGTTGCTGGTATTGGCGGCTTCGCCCTGCAGCGGTTCGTTAAACAGTGCGTGCATCGTTGCCCAGGCCAAATCGGCGTGGCTGGCTTCTTCGCTGCGGCTGGCTTCGTAAGTGGGACGGTTTCCGCTGGCGGTAGTGGCGCGGCGGATAGCCATAAAGGATTGCGCAATGTCGGTGTGCCCTGCGTCAAACTCCAGACGGCGGTGGCTGATAATGTCGTATGCCTTGAGCACAAGGGCGTTTTTGACGTTGGGGTTGTAGACAAACTCCCGCACGGCAGGAAAGAACGCTTTCACGTTCTCGTAGACACCGTGACCGACGCCGGTCGAGTCGATACCGATATAGGTCACGTTGTACTGCTGCGTCAGCTTTTTGATAGCGTCAGCCTGGGCGCGGAAGTCCATCCCGCGCCACTGGTGCCGCTCAAGAATGCGGAACTTGCCGCCCGGTACGGCTGGCGGTGCCACCACCACGCACCCGGCGCTGTCACCGTTCTGCGTGCCTTTCGCCGGGTCGTATCCGATCCAGACTTCGCGCCAGCCAAACGGGCGCAGCGCCAGCGCCTGAAAATCTGCCCACACTTCCCAGCTGTCCACCATGCACGCCTGCAGTTCGCTGAGAGGGAATACTGACGCCAGATCGTCAATAAATTCGCACATCAGCAGGTTCTGGTATTCGTCCGGGCTGTACTCCATGCGCAGCTGGTCGAGGTCGAACAGATTACAGCCGCCGCGCACCGCATCTTCCACGGTGACGATCTGGCGATACTGTCCGTCCGGGCAGAGCACGCCGCGCGCAAGGTTGCTGTGGGTCAGGTCAATGTCCACCTTGTCCGCTTTGGCACGGCCCCGGTTAAACAGCGCGCCGGACCAGAACGGATAGGCGCTGTGGGTCAGGCTGGACGGCGTGGAGAAGTAGGTTTGTCGCCATTTCTTGTGAATGGCCATGCCGGAGGCAACCTTGCGCAGCTCCTGGAATTTCGGTATCCAGAAATATTCATCAAGGTACAGGTTGCCGTGGTAGCTCTGCGCAGTGCGGGCGTTGGTGCCGAGGAAGTACAGGCACGCGCCGTTGCTGAGCGTCATAGGGTCGCCTTTCAGCTCAACATCCACCTCTTTTGCAAAGTCGATGATGTACTGCTTAAAGACGTGCGCCTGCGCCTTACTGGCTGAGAGGAAAATCTGGTTACGCCCGGTGGTGATGGCGTCAATCAGCGCCTCACGGGCAAAAAAGTATGTTGCCCCGATCTGGCGTGATTTAAGCAGGTTGCGAATGCGGTGTTTTACGCCCGCCTGCCACCAGTGGCGCTGATATTCAAACATGCCGTTGCGGAAAATGTCTTCCAGTTTTTCAGTCTGTTCATCAGTGAAAACATTCTTTTCGGGCTGGCGGCGTGGCCCTTTGTTACGGTTGGCAACTTTCGGGTTTAAGTCTGCTTCGTTGCCGCCATCGTTAAATTTACCGATCCGGGCGTGGCGCTCTGACTGGCGCGCCAGCAGGTCAATTTCCTTGAAGTCTTTCCCTTCTTTCTGCTCCTTCATGATGAGCTGGCAGTAACGTGCGGCGGTGGTGAGCTGCATCTGATCCAGCGGCCCATAGTCGCCCCATTTGTCGCGCTTCTTCCAGCTGTGAACGGTTGCAACTTTCTCGCCCAGCATTTCAGCAATGCGGGCTACGCGGTATCCCTGAAAGTACAGCAGCATGGCCTGCCGACGGGGATCGAGGTCTGCGGGGGTCAGTGTGGTGTTCATGGCACAAACATACGGCCTTGACAGGCGGCTTTCCCCGGCTGCGGTTTGTGTGGTTTACCGTACAAGTGCCGGGCGTTGTTTCACTCCCCCCATCACCGCAAACATAAGGCTCCAGTAAGTTTTTTCTAACGGAGCACGGCTCATGACAGTGAAAGCAAAGCGTTTCCGTATCGGGGTGGAAGGTGCCACCACTGACGGGCGCGAAATCCAGCGTGAATGGCTGGTACAGATGGCTGCCAGCTACAACCCGACGGTCTATACCGCGCTGATTAACCTTGAGCACATCAAGTCTTATCTGCCGGACAGTACCTTTAACCGCTACGGCAGGGTGACGGGGCTGGTTGCAGAAGAAATCAAAGACGGGCCGCTGGCGGGCAAGATGGCGCTTTATGCCGATATCGAACCCACGGACGCCCTGGTGGAACTGGTGAAGAAAGGCCAGAAGCTTTTCACCTCCATGGAGGTCAGCACGAAGTTTGCCGACACCGGTAAAGCCTACCTTGTGGGGCTGGGGGCGACGGACGATCCGGCGAGCCTTGGCACCGAAATGCTGGCATTCAGCGCCAGCGCCGCGCATAACCCGCTGGCGAACCGTAAGCAGAACCCTGAAAACCTGTTTTCGGAAGCGGTGGAAACGCTGATCGAACTGGAAGAAGCCCAGGACGAAAAGCCGTCCCTCTTTGCCCGCGTCACCGCGCTGTTCACCAAAAAAGAGCAGACCGATGAGGCGCGTTTCTCCGATGTGCATAAAGCCGTGGAACTGGTCGCCACCGAGCAGCAGAACCTGAGCGAACGCACGGATAAATCCCTGTCCGAACAGGACAAGCGCCTTTCTGAGCTGGAGTCCTCCCTGCAGGAGCAGCAGACCGCCTTTGCCGAGCTTGAGCAGAAGCTGAGCAGCGAAGACAGCCGTAAAGACTACCGCCAGCGCGCGCCGGGCGGTGACGCACCGGCAGGCACCCTGACCAATTGCTGATGGAGCATAAAACCCGATGAAAAAGAAAACCCGCTTTGCCTTTAACGCTTACCTGCAGCAGCTGGCGCGCCTGAACGGTGTGGAGATTGAAGAACTCTCCAGCAAGTTCACCGTGGAGCCGTCCGTGCAGCAGACGCTGGAAGACCAGATCCAGCAGTCCGCCGCTTTCCTGACGCTGATTAACATCACGCCAGTCACTGAGCAATCCGGGCAGTTGCTGGGGCTGGGCGTTGGCAGCACCATTGCCGGAACCACCGATACCACCACCAAAGAGCGCGAGCCTACCGATCCGACGCTGATGGAAGACGTGGAATACAAATGCGAGCAAACCAACTTTGATACGGTGCTGACTTACGCAAAACTGGACCTGTGGGCGAAATTCCAGGACTTCCAGGTGCGTATCCGCAACGCCATCGTCAAGCGTCAGGCGCTGGACCGCATCATGATCGGCTTTAACGGCGTGAAGCGCGCCAAAACCTCCAACCGTGCTGAAAACCCGCTGCTGCAGGATGTAAATAAGGGCTGGCTGCAGAAAATCCGCGAAGACGCGCCGGATCACGTCATGGGCAGCAAAACCGCAGAAGACGGCACCACTACTGCGGAACCGGTAAAAGTAGGTCCGGGTGGTAAGTATGTAAATCTTGACGCGGTGGTGATGGATACCGTCAACGAGCTGATCGATGTGGAGTATCAGGATGATGACGAACTGGTTGTTGTCTGTGGTCGTGAATTGCTTTCTGACAAGTATTTCCCGCTGGTCAACAAAGAGCAGGACAACAGCGAGAAAATCGCCGCCGATCTGATCATCAGCCAGAAACGCATGGGCGGCCTGCAGGCTGTGCGCGCGCCTTTCTTCCCGGCAAATGCCCTGCTGATCACCCGTCTGGATAACCTGTCCATCTACTGGCAGGAAGACACCCGCCGCCGTTCAGTTATCGACAACCCGAAACGCGACCGGATTGAAAACTTTGAATCCGTCAACGAGGCGTATGTGGTCGAGGACTACCGCTGCGCGGCGCTGGTAGAAAACATCGAAATCGGTGATTTCAGCGTGCCTGCCGCACCGGAAAGTGGGGAATAACGCATGAGCCTGAGTCCCGCACGGCAGCACCGCCTGCGCATTCAGGCTGAACAGGCCGCCCGTGAGGGTGGCAGTGTTCGCCATGCGTCGGGCTATGACCTGATGCTGCTGCAGCTGGCAGAAGACCGCCGCCGCCTCAAGGGCGTCCAGTCCACGGTGAAAAAGGCGGAAATCAAGGTGGAACTGCTGCCGAAATATTCCGCCTGGGCGGAGGGCGTGCTGGCTGCCGGAGGTGCGCAGCAGGATGACGTGCTGATGTACGTGATGCTGTGGCGTATCGACGCCGGTGATTATGCCGGTGCGCTCGAAATCGGGCGCCATGCGCTGCGCCATGGCTGGGTGATGCCGCTGGGCAACCGTAACGTGCAGACCGTGCTGGCAGAAGAAATGGCAGACGCGGCGCAAAGCGCTCTGCTTGCCGCTGCCGGTTTTGATGCCGATCTGCTTCTGCAGACGCTGGACCTGACCACCGATCTCGATATGCCGGACCAGTCGCGGGCGCGCCTGCATAAAGCCATCGGCGCTGTACTGAGCGAAAGCAACCCGGCATCAGCTCTGAATCACCTTACCCATGCGCTGCAGCTCGATCCCAGCTGTGGCGTTAAAAAAGAAAAGCAGCAGCTGGAGCGCAGACTGCGCAATGACAGCCGCTAAAGAACGTGCCCCGCGCACGGGCGGCACGGGGTGGCGAAAGGCACTGCCACATCAAAACCCCGTCCACCGCCCACTTATTCAGGAGAAAGCCGCATGAAGTTTGTTGCGCCCGAACAGGCACCGGAACAGGCGGAGGTCATCAAAAATACGCCGTTCTGGCCTGATGTGGACCTGTCGGAATTTCGCAGTGTGATGCGCACTGATGGCACGGTGACGCAGCCGCGTTTAAAGCAGGTCGTGCTGACGGCGATCTCTGAGGTTAACGCTGAGCTGTACGACTTCCGCAACCGTCAGCAGATGCTGGGCTGGCGGACACTTGCTGAGGTTCCCGCAGAAATGCTGGACGGTAAAAGCGAGCGTATCCGGCACTACCACAACGCTGTTTTTTGCTGGGCGCGCGCCGTGCTCAATGAGCGTTATCAGGACTATGACGCCACGGCGTCAGGTGTGAAGCGAGGGGAGGAGCTGGCGGAGGCCAGCGGCGATCTGTGGCGTGATGCCCGCTGGGCTATCAGCCGGGTGCAGGATGCACCGCACTGTACGGTGGAGCTTATCTGATGAAAGTGCGTGCGCATCAGTATGACACGGTGGACGCGCTTTGCTGGCGTCATTACGGGCGTACGCAGGGTGTCACTGAGCAGGTTCTGCAGGCAAATCCGGGGCTGGCTGAGTACGGCCCATTTTTACCGCACGGGCTGCAGGTGGAGCTGCCGGACATTACGGCGTCAACCACGGCGCAGACCGTCCAGCTATGGGACTGAATTATGACGCTTGAACGAATCAGCGCCTTTATCACTTACTGCATCGCCGTGCTGCTGGCATGGCTGGGCGATCTGTCGCTCAAGGATGCGTCAACGGTTGGCGGCGTACTGATTGGTGTGCTGATGCTGGCTATCAACTGGTACTACAAACACCAGTCTTTCAAATTGTTACGTGGCGGCAAAATTTCGCGGGGGGAATATGAATCCTTCAATCGTTAAGCGCTGCCTTGTCGGGGCGGTGCTGGCTATCGCCGCCACGCTGCCCGGTTTCCAGTCGCTTCATACCTCCGTTGAGGGGCTGAAACTGATCGCCGATTACGAGGGATGCCGCCTGCAGCCTTATCAGTGCAGCGCGGGCGTGTGGACCGACGGGATCGGCAATACGTCCGGTGTGGTGCCGGGCAAAACTATCACGGAACGGCAGGCGGCGCAGGGACTTATCACCAATGTGCTGCGCGTGGAGCGGGCGCTGGAAAAATGTGTGGTGCAGCCGATGCCGCAAAAGGTCTATGACGCGGTGGTGTCGTTTGCTTTCAACGTGGGCACCGGCAACGCCTGCAACTCCACGCTGGTTAAGTTGCTGAACCAGCGGCGCTGGGCGGATGCCTGCCATCAACTGCCGCGCTGGGTATATGTCAAAGGTGTGTTTAATCAGGGGCTGGACAACCGCCGCGCGCGGGAAATGGCCTGGTGCTTAAAAGGAGCATAACGGAATGAAAAAGAAAGTCATGAGCGTTTTTTTCCAGCTGGCATGGGCTGCGCTGTTGGTTATCAGCCTGCTGTATCCGCGCAGCGTTGCGCCGGTTCTGGTTGGTGCGTCTGTCCAGGTGTCATGCTTCCTCGCCTGGCTGCTTGCTGCGCTGTGCGCTGTAGGGTGGTTCGCCGGAGATCGGGCGCGCGATGAGGTCAGGGCGGCATTGCTGAAATTCAGGGCGCACCCCGTAAAACCCGTGCGTACATGGGTAATCAGGCTGCTTATTGTTCTGTGCCTGGCGTTTTCTGGATGGGTGATCACCCTGGTGTTTTACCTGCTGACGCTGGTTCTGTATCAGATTGCCCGCGCGCCGCTTCATGAGCCGATGGCGGCCTGATGCGTGCGCTGGCGGTAGTGCTGGCGCTGGCACTTGCGGCGCTGGGCTGGCAGTCGTGGCGGCTTAACAATGCCAGCCACACTATCGAGACGCAGGGCGCGGCGCTGAAAAGCAAAACGCAGGAGCTGACGAAGAAAAACAGCCAACTGATCGGCCTGTCCATTCTGACCGAGACCAACAGCCGGGAGCAGGCGCGGCTTTATGCGGCAGCGGAACAGACCACCGCACTTCTGCGCAGCCGCCAGCACCGGATCGAGGAACTGAAACGTGAAAATGAGGATTTGCGCCGCTGGGCTGATACTCCTTTGCCTGCTGACATTATCCGGCTGCGGGAGCGTCCGGCCCTCGCCGGAGGTGCAGCTTACCGTGAGTGGCTGTCCCAGAGTGACGCAGTGCCGTCTGGAAAGGTCAGCGCCGCGCAGTAACGGCGATCTGAACGCGGTGCTGGATGAAACCGAGGCCGCCTGGGCGGTCTGTGCTGACAAAGTGGACACGATTATTGCGTGTCAGGAGCGAGACAGTGAACAAACCGCAGTCCTTACGCAGCGCCCTGAATAAAGCGGTTGCTTATGTCCGCGACCACCCGGACAAGCTGCACCTTTTCGTTGATAACGGCTCACTGGTGGCAACCGGTGCCAGCTCTATGTCATGGGAATACCGCTACACCCTGAACGTGGTGATCGAGGATTTCAGCGGCGACCAGAATCTGCTGATGGCTCCTGTGCTGCTGTGGCTAAGTGACAACCAGCCGGATGCTATCAATAACCCGGAGCTGCGCGAAAAACTGTTCACCTTTGAAGTGGATATTCTGCGCAACGATGTGTGCGATATCAGCCTGAACCTGCAACTGACGGAGCGCGTGCTGGTCAGCACTAACGGCAGCGTGTCAAGCGTTGAAGCGGTGCCGGAGCCGGACGAACCCGAAGAAATGTGGACGGTGAAACGTGGATGAACTGCAGAGGGTGGATGACTGGCTGACGGCGCTACTGGCGAATCTGGAGCCTGCCGCGCGCAGCCGTATGATGCGGCAACTGGCGCAACAGTTGCGCCGGACGCAGCAGCAGAACATCAGGCTGCAGCGTAATCCTGACGGCAGCGGCTATGAGCCGCGCCGGGTGACAGCCCGCAGCAAGAAGGGACGCATCAAACGCCAGATGTTTGCAAAGCTTCGCACCACAAAATACCTGAAAACCACCGCCAGTGCGGACTCCGCCAGCGTGCAGTTTGATGGCAAGGTGCAGCGCATTGCCCGTGTTCACCATTACGGCCTGCGGGATCGCGTCAGCCGAAAAGGCCCGGAGGTTCGCTACGCAGAGCGCCGCCTGCTGGGCGTGAATGAAGAAGTGGAAACCGTCACCCGTGACACCATGCTGCGCTGGCTGGCGGGGTGATCTTTGTTTCATCGCTGGTACAACCGCCAGAACTGCCTACCTTTTCCCACTGATGGCAACCTTTCGTTATGAATGCACAACTGACCGAAATCATGCGCCTTATCACCAACCTGATCCGCACCGGCACTGTGACCGAAGTGGACCGGGAAAAGTGGCTGTGCAGGGTAAAAATGGGCGAGCTTGAAACTAACTGGATTAACTGGCTGACACTGCGCGCCGGTGGTGCCCGTACGTGGTGGTGTCCGTCGCCGGATGAGCAGGTGGTGGTGCTGAGCATGGGCGGCAATCTGGAAACCGCTTTTGTGCTGCCCGCCATCTACTCCAATCAGTTTCCGCCACCGTCGGATTCTGTGGGCGGCTGCGTGACGGAGTACCCGGACGGGGGATGGTTTGAGTATGAACCCGCCACCGGACGATGGCATGTCAGGGGCATCAAATCCATGGTGATCGAGGCATCAGACAGTGTCATCTACAAAACCGGTGAGTTTGTGGTGGAGGCTGACACCACGCGCATTAACAGCGAGGTGGTGATCAATGGCGGCGTCACCCAGGGCGGAGGCGCGATGAGTTCAAACGGGATCGTAGTTGATGACCATGAGCATACTGGTGTTCTGAAAGGCGGCGCTAACACGGGAGGTCCGGTATGACGTTGTATATCGGTATGAGCAGGAATGACGGGCAGGCCATTTCAGATACAGACCATCTGCGCCAGTCGGTGCGGGATATTCTGCTGACGCCGCAGGGCAGCCGTCTTGCCCGTCGGGAATATGGCTCCCTGCTGTCTGCCCTGATTGACCAGCCACAGAACCCGGCGCTGCGCCTGCAGATTATGGCTGCGGTCTATGTGGCGCTGAACCGCTGGGAGCCGCGCCTTACGCTGGACTCCATCACCATCAGCGGCAATTTTGACGGATCTATGGTGGTTGAGCTTACCGGACACAGCAATAACGGCGCGCCAGTTTCCCTTTCCGTATCAACAGGAGCAGACAATGGCAGTCATTGATCTTTCCCAACTACCGCCGCCGCAGATTGTGGACGTGCCGGACTTTGAAGCATTGCTGGCAGAACGCAAGGCCGCCTTTGTGGCCCTCCATCCGGCTGATGAACAGGAGGCCGTTATGCGCACGTTAGCGCTGGAGTCAGAACCTGTCACCAAACTGCTGCAGGAAAATACTTACCGAGAAATCCTGCTGCGTCAGCGTATTAATGAGGCTGCGCAGGCGGTCATGGTGGCCTATTCCATGGGAAATGACCTTGAGCAACTGGCAGGCAACTGCAACGTGAAGCGCCTGACGGTAGTCCCTGCCGATAATGACGCGGTGCCGCCGGTCGCTGCAGTGATGGAAAGTGATGAAGCATTACGCCAGCGTATTCCTGCAGCATTTGAGGGGCTGTCCGTTGCAGGGCCGACGGGAGCCTATGAGTTCCACGCCAGAAGCGCCGACGGGCGCGTGGCTGATGCCAGCGCAACCAGTCCTGCACCGGCAGAGGTGGTGCTTACCGTACTGAGTCGCGAGGGTGACGGTACAGCAGGGGCTGACCTGCTGGCAGTGGTTGAGCAGGCGCTTAATAGTGAAAAGGTTCGCCCGGTGGCAGACCGCCTGACGGTGCGCAGCGCTGAAATTATTCCGTACAGCGTGGATGCGACGATCTTCCTTTATCCGGGGCCGGAGGCTGAGCCTGTGATGGCAGAAGCAAAAGCCAGCCTGCAGAAATACATCGCCAGTCAGACGCGGCTGGGACGTGATATCCGCCGCAGCGCCATTTATGCCGCGTTGCATGTGGAGGGCGTCCAGCGTGTGGAACTGGCGTCCCCGCTGGAGGATGTGGTGCTGGATAAGACGCAGGCGGCGTCCTGTACAGAGTGGAGCGTCACCAACGGGGGCACAGATGAATAGTCTGTTGCCGCCGGGTTCGTCGCCGCTTGAGCGCAGACTGGCGCAGACCTGCAGCGGGATTTCCGATCTGCAGGTATCGCTGCGTGATTTGTGGAACCCGGCAACCTGTCCGATCAGATTCCTGCCTTATCTTGCCTGGGCGTTTTCTGTTGACCGCTGGGATGAGAGCTGGACAGAAAGCGTCAAGCGCCGCGTTGTGCAGGACGCTTTTTATATCCATCAGCACAAGGGGACAACCAGCGCCGTGCGGCGCGTGGTGGAGCCGTTTGGCTTCCTGATCCGCATCATTGAGTGGTGGCAGACCGGCGAAACGCCGGGGACGTTCCGTCTGGATATTGGCGTGCAGGACCAGGGCATAACAGAAGAAACCTATCTGGAGCTGGAGCGCCTGATCGGTGACGCAAAACCATGCAGCCGTCATCTGGTTGGTATGTCCATCAACCTGCAGACAGGCGGCCCGTATTTTGTGGGTGCAGCCACCTACACCGGCGAAGAAATCACGATCTACCCGTATATCAACGAAACCATTATTTCCGGCGGCACCGCTTATGAGGGCGGCGCGGTCCATGTTATTGACACGATGAGAGTGAACCCATGAGCGCAAAATTTTATACCCTGCTGACGGATATCGGCGCGGCGAAACTGGCAAGCGCCGCCGCGCTCGGTGTCCCACTAAAAATTACCCATATGGCGGTGGGCAGCGGTGGCGGTGTGCTGCCCACACCCAACGCGCAACAGACCGCGTTAGTGGCTGAGGAACGCCGCGCAGCGCTGAATATGCTGTATATCGACCCACAGAACAGCAGCCAGATTATTGCTGAGCAGGTGATCCCGGAAAATGAGGGCGGGTGGTGGATCCGCGAAGTCGGCCTGTTTGATGAAACCGGCGCGCTGATTGCTGTGGGTAACTGCCCGGAGAGCTACAAGCCGAAGCTGACGGAGGGCAGCGGACGCACGCAGACCGTGCGCATGGTACTGATTACCAGCAGCACCGATAACATCACCCTGAAAATTGACCCTGCTGTGGTTCTGGCAACCCGCAAATATGTGGATGATAAGGCGCTGGAGCTTAAGGTGTACGTGGATGACCTGATGGCAAAGCATCTTGCTGCTGTTGATCCTCATTCGCAGTATGCACCAAAAGATAGCCCGACTCTGACAGGGATGCCTAAAACGCCAACGCCACCGGCAGGAAACAACAGCACCCTGATTGCCAGTACCGCTTTTGTACAGGCTGCTATTCTTGCCCTGATTGGTGGCGCACCGGCAACGCTAGATACGCTGAAAGAAATTGCAGCAGCTATCAATAATGATCCGAATTTCAGTACCACTATTAACAATGCGCTGGCACTGAAAGCACCGCTGGCAAGTCCGGCTCTGACCGGAACGCCAACGGCTCCCACTGCTGCTCAGTCAACGAATAATACGCAGATTGCCACTACCGCGTTTGTGAAATCTGCAGTTGCAGGGCTGGTTGGTTCGTCGCCGGAAGCGCTGGACACTCTGAATGAACTGGCGGCTGCGCTGGGGAATGATCCTAATTTTGCGACAACTGTGATGAACGCGCTGGCGGGAAAACAGCCACTTGATGCCACGCTGACGAATCTCAGCGGGAAAAGCGTTTCAGGGCTTCTCGAATACCTTGGTTTAAACGAAACCCATAATCCGTCAAAACGCGTCAGCATTGGTGCATTGGGAACAGGTGTATTTGATGGTTCAAAACCTGCAATCAACATCGGTGATTCAGATAGTGGTTTTGTGTTTGAGTCAGACGGGGTTATTGGTGTTTATGCGAACAGCCAGAAAATCGCTGAACTCACTAACACCGAATATAAAATTATTGGAAATTTAAGTCTGACTAATGGCGCATTGCTTCTTGGTGGACTGACACATTTTCTCAGGCATACCGCCGCTGATGATGCGGGATTTGCCGGTAATAATGTTGAACTTGCATCCTGGAATGGTATTGGCCTGACATGTACATATGACAATATCACGCGCATATATTTTAATTCGCGTACGGGCGAAATCGGGCTGAGAGGAGATTTAAAAGCTGACGGCAATGTTCGCAGTGGTAATGCCTGGCTTGACCAGACGGGGAATCTTCAGGGTAGTTCCTGGGGGAATGGTGTCGGGTTAAAGGGCTATTTAGATAATACGTTCAACAAAAAAAATACGGCAACTCTTGATACAAACGGCTGGCATCGTGATGAATCCACAGGACTGATTACACAGTGGGGGCTGATTGACCAGGCGAACGGAACGTACAATTTCCCGCGAGCATTTCCCAATCAGTGTTTTGTCGTTCTGGTTACCAATACCAACGCTCAGGGAAGTGGTGTGGATAACGCATTTGGGTATCCGATAAGTAATAGTCAGTTTGTTGCAGGCTCAAAGAATAACGGTGGCGGCATTGGCCCGTATCCGGTTGCGTTTAAGGCGTTGGGGAGGTAGCTAATGAATTATTATTACAGCGCAAAAGAATCAGGTTTTTATTTCGCTGATGATATAAAAATCTATGAAGCGGGGAAAGGCTGGCCAGAGGATGCTATTCCTGTAACCGATAATTATTATCGGTCATTGCTTTCGGGCCAGCAGACTGGAATGGTTATCGTCGCCGGGAATAATGGCTATCCGGTTCTGGCAGAAAGGCCTGCCCCTACGGAAAAAGAGTTACAACAACAGGCTGACCAAAAGAAACAAAGCCTGATGCAGGAAGCAAACACAATGATTTCAACGTTGCAGGATGCTGCCGATTTTACAATGGCGACGGCAGAAGAAACCGCCGCGTTAACTGAGTGGAAAAAATACCGGGTGCTGCTAATGCGAGTGGATACATCAAAAGTCCCAGAAATCAAATGGCCTGAACCTCCTGAAGATTAATCCCGTCCCCGCAACTGCGGGGATTTTTTTACCCCTTCCATTGTGCCATTTCCCACACATAGCCCGGCGCGTGCGCCGCACGCATATCAACCAGAACATAGGCACACCCCCCTGTAAACCGGAGAGACTGCCTTATGGCTCAGGATTACCACCACGGGGTGCGCGTTGTTGAAGTCAACGAGGGCACCCGATCCATTACCACGGTGAGCACCGCCATCGTGGGCATGGTCTGCACAGGCGATGATGCTGATGCGTCCATGTTTCCCATCAATAAGCCTGTTCTGCTGACTGACGTGCTGACCGCCAGCGGCAAAGCGGGTGAGTCCGGCACACTGGCCCGTTCGCTGGATGCGATTGCAGACCAGGCAAAACCCGTGACCGTCGTTGTGCGCGTGGCGCAGGGCGAAACCGAAGCGGAAACCACCTCCAACATTATCGGCGGCGTGACCGCTGACGGTAAAAAAACGGGCATGAAAGCGCTGCTTTCGGCGCAGTCGCAGCTGGGCGTCAAGCCTCGTATTCTGGGCGTGCCGGGGCATGACACGCAGGCGGTTGCCACTGAGCTGCTGAGCGTGGCGCAGAGTCTGCGCGGGTTTGCCTACCTGTCCGCCTACGGCTGTAAAACGGTGGCGGAAGCCATTGCCTACCGCGCTAATTTCAGCCAGCGCGAGGGGATGCTGATCTGGCCTGACTTCATCAGCTTTGACACTGTGCTGAATGCAGACGCGACGGCTTACGCCTCCGCCCGTGCGCTCGGCCTGCGCGCCAAAATTGACGAGCAGACAGGCTGGCACAAAACACTGTCCAACGTGGGCGTGAACGGCGTCACCGGCATTTCCGCCGATGTGTTCTGGGATCTGCAGGACCCGGCAACCGATGCGGGACTGCTCAACCAGAATGACGTCACCACGCTTATCCGCAAAGACGGCTTCCGCTTCTGGGGTTCCCGCTGTCTCAGTGACGATCCTCTGTTTGCCTTTGAGAACTACACCCGCACGGCGCAGGTGCTGGCTGACACCATCGCAGAAGCGCATATGTGGGCGGTGGATGGCGTGCTTAACCCGTCGCTGGCCCGCGACATTATCGAAGGTATCCGCGCCAAGCTGCGCAGCCTGAAAACGCAGGGCTACATCATCGGCGCAGACTGCTGGCTGGATGAGTCAGTGAACGATAAAGACTCCCTGAAAGCCGGGAAACTCACCATCGACTACGACTACACGCCTGTACCGCCGCTTGAAAATCTGATGCTGCGTCAGCGCATCACCGATCGCTACCTGGTCGATTTTGCCAGCCGTGTCAGCGCATAAGGGGGATACATGGCATTACCACGCAAGTTAAAACACCTGAACCTGTTCAACGACGGGAACAACTGGCAGGGGATCGTTGAGTCCCTGACCCTGCCGAAATTCACCCGCAAGTTTGAGAAGTATCGCGGCGGCGGTATGCCGGGCGCGGTGGATGTAGACATGGGGCTGGATGACGGCGCACTGGACACGGAATTTTCAATCGGCGGCACCGAACTGCTGTTATTCAAGCAGATGGGCAAGGCAACCGTTGACGGCATCCAGCTGCGTTTCACCGGCTCTATTCAGCGTGACGATACCGGCGAAGTACAGGCCGTTGAGCTGGTTGTGCGCGGGCGTCATAAAGAAGTGGATTCCGGCGAGTGGAAAACCGGCGAGAGCAGCACCACCAAAGTCAGCAGCACCAACAGTTACGCCAAGCTGACCATTAACGGCGAGGTGCTCTATGAGGTCGATCTGGTCAACATGGTTGAAATCGTTGACGGCGTGGACCTGATGGAAGCACACCGTAATGCCCTCGGCCTTTGATTAACCTTAATGACGCGGGCAGCCGCGTCAGTATTTCATTAACAGGATACGAACATGAGCGACAAGCTGACTGAAAAGACCGTAAAACTGGATACCCCCATCATGCGCGGTAAAGCTGAAATTACCGAAATTGTGCTGCGTAAGCCGCAGTCCGGTGCACTGCGTGGCACCCGTCTGCAGGCCATTATGGATATGGATGTGGGTGCGATGATGACAGTGATCCCGCGTATCTCCACCCCGACGCTGACCGCGCAGGAAATGGCAGAGCTGGACCCCGCCGATCTGACAGCAATGGCTGTAGAGGTGGTTGCTTTTTTGTTGCCGAAGTCGGTGCTTGCCGATTTGCCGACGACCTGACGGTTGATGATCTGGTGGCAGACATTGCCACCATCTTTCACTGGTCGCCGTCCATCACAGACGTTATGCCGCTGACTGAGGTGCTGGAGTGGCGACACAAAGCCATTCAGCGAAGCGGGGCCAGCGATGAGTGATAATAACCTGCGACTGCAGGTAGTTCTGGGGGCGGTGGATGAGTTAACCCGCCCATTTAAAAATGCACAGGCTGGCTCTAAGGAGCTGGCATCAGCTATTCGACAAACCCGCGATCAGATTAAAAAGCTGAGTGATGCTGGAGGTCAGCTTAAATCTTTCGACCAGCTAACTCAGAGTGTTAGCCGTACTGGTGCCGAACTGGATCAGGCGAGGCTACGCGCTCAAATGATGACGCGCGAAATGTCATCTTTGGAATCCCCAACAAAAAAACAAACGCAGGCGCTTGAAGCTCAGTGGCGTGCTGTTTCACGTCTTGAACAAAAACAGCAACAGGAAACTCGCCAGATGGCGGCAGCCAGGGCTGAGCTTTATCGGCTGGGGTTATCTGCTGGGGGCGGAGCGCGCGAGACGGAACGGATTGCACGAGAAACTGAGCGGTATAACCGACAGTTGGCTGAGCAGGAGCGCAGGCTGCGTGAAGTTGGCGAGCGTCAGCGAAAGCTCAACGCTATCAAAGCCAAGGCCGAAAAGACCCGCGAGTTAAGGAATTCTCTGGCAGGTAATGGTGCAGGGGCGATGGCGGCTGGGGTAACTACTGGCATGACGTTGCTGGCTCCAGTAAAAGCCTATTCAGATTCAGAAAATGCAGCGAATCAGCTCGCCGGTTCAATGATGGGACCGGGCGGAAAGGTAGCGCCTGAATTTGAAAAAATTAACCGGCTTGCAGTTGCTTTGGGCGATAAGCTGCCGGGAACAACAGCCGACTTTCAGAACATGATGACTATGCTACGCCGTCAGGGTATGTCGGCGCAGGTCATCTTGGGCGGCTTGGGAGAGTCAGCCGCTTATCTTGGCGTGCAGTTACAGATGGCCCCCACTGCAGCAGCTGAGTTTGCAGCTAAGTTACAAGATGCTACTCAGACCTCCGAAAAAGACATGATGAATCTGATGGACGTGATCCAGAAAGGATTCTACGCGGGGGTAGATTCAGGAAATATGCTGCAGGGGTTCTCAAAAATCAGCAGCGCGATGGATATTATTCATAAAAAGGGATTGGACGCGGCTAAGACATTTGCCCCTCTATTAGTTATGGCTGATCAGGCTGGTATGGCTGGAGAGTCAGCTGGTAATGCCTACCGAAAAGTATTTCAGTCCGTCATGAATACGGAAAAAGTGAAGGATGCTAATGATGAACTAAAAGGCACTGGCGTTAGGTTCGATTTTACTGATGGCAAGGGGGAGTTTGGCGGGCTGGAGAAAATGTACACGCAATTAGCTCAACTCCAAAAGCTTAATACTGAGAAAAGGTTAGCTACTCTAAAAGGTATTTTTGGGGATGATGCGGAAACGCTGCAGGTGCTAAATATTATGATTACCAAAGGCATCTCAGGGTATCGTGAAACGGCTTCAAAGCTACAAAATCAGGCTTCTTTACGCGAGCGTGTTGATGCCTCCTTGAATACTCTTGGTAATAAATGGGAAGCCGCTACAGGTTCCTTTACCAATGCTATGGCTAGTATCGGTGAAACAGTTGCCCCAGCATTAAAGAAGCTGGCTGACTGGTTGGGTGAACTGGCTTCGCGTCTGGATGGTTTTGTTAAACGACACCCTCAATTGACCTCTGCGCTGTTTAAGCTGGCAGCAGGCTTTGCCATTGTTGCCACCGCCGCTGGGGTTGTTTCACTGGCGCTGGCGTCTGTGTTAGGGCCAATGGCAGTAGTGCGAATGAGCGCAGGGGTGATGGGGCTAAAATTTTCATCTGCATTTGGTCTTATTGGGAAAGCAATAAGTTCTGTTGGCAAGTCAGTTATATGGCTGGGCCGATTGATGTTTGCAAACCCTATACTGGCTGTCATAGGGCTGATCGCCGCTGGTGCTATTTATATCTGGCAGAATTGGGACACTCTTGGGCCAAAGTTCAAGGCCATGTGGGATGCCGTATGTAATGCCACAGGTACGGCATGGGATTGGATTAAAGAAAAGGCCAGTGCCGCATGGGAGGGGATTAAGTCACTGTTCTTTAATTATACCTTGCCGGGATTAATAGCTAAAAATTGGGATGCAATAAAATCTGGCGTTTCTGACGCGTGGGCCAATATCAGACAATCTATTAGTGATAAATGGAATTCGATCCTGGCTGATGTTGCCGCGCTTCCTGCGAAGTTTCAGGACATGGGCAGCGCCATTATTGACAGCATTCTCGATGGAGTTAATGCCAAATGGGAGGCACTCAAAAGCAAGCTTTCCTCAGTCACCGATTATCTGCCTGACTGGATGACCGGAAATAATAAAATACAAGACAAAGCACAGGTGCAGGTGGTTGGTGGAGCAGCGGCTGCTGCCGTTCCGTTTGCCGGGATGTATGACAGTGGTGGGATTATTCCGCGCGGTCAGTTCGGTATTGTTGGGGAGAACGGCCCTGAAATTGTGAACGGCCCCGCAAATGTGACCAGCAGGCGGCGCACTGCCGCGCTGGCTTCCGTCGTTGCAGGTGTCATGGGCGTAGCGGCAGCGCCTGCAGAGGCTGCTCCACTACATCCTTACAGTCTGCCTACTGTAGCATATAAACAAAGCCAGCCTGCGAAATCTGCCAGCGCGCCGCCAGTGATGCACTTTGAAACTCACGCGCCGATCACTATCTATGCTCAGCCAGGGCAGAGTGCGCAAGATATTGCCCGTGAAGTTGCCCGACAGCTTGACGAACGCGAGCGCAAGACCAGGGCTAAAGCACGCAGTAATTTCAGTGATCAAGGGGGATATGAATCATGATGATGGTGCTGGGGTTATATGTCTTTATGCTGCGTACAGTGCCATATCAGGAGCTGCAGTATCAGCGAAGCTGGCGACACGCCGCCAACAGTCGGGTGAACCGACGACCATCAACGCAGTTCATTGGCCCGGATAATGACTCACTGACGTTATCTGGCGTACTGCTGCCGGAGGTCACCGGGGGCAGGCTGTCATTGCTCGCGCTGGAGCAAATGGCAGAGCTGGGCAAAGCATGGCCCCTGATTGAGGGAAGCGGGACCATTTACGGCATGTTTGTAATCGAGAGCCTGAGTCAGACAAAAACGGAATTTTTTGAAAGCGGAATGCCTCGCCGTATTGAGTTTACGCTGACCCTGAAAAGGGTTGATGAGTCGCTGTCTGATATGTTCGGCAGTCTCAGCGATCAGCTCAGTAACCTGCAGGACTCTGCAACGTCTGCGATAGGTAATATTAAAAATACGGTTGGAGGGTTGCTGCAGTGAATTTTAGCTCTGATCTTTTTGACCTGAACAGCAGAAGCCCGGCTTTCAGTATCACTATTGAAGGTAAGGACGTGACCACCGCGCTGGATGCGCGCCTGATGAGTCTGACGCTGACCGATAACCGGGGTTTTGTGGCTGACCAGCTTGATCTGGAGCTGGACGACGCCGACGGGCAGATCGTTCTGCCGCGTCGTGGTGCCGTTATTCAGCTGGCGCTGGGGTGGAAGGGCCAGCCGCTTTTCCCAAAAGGGGCATTTACGGTGGATGAGATTGAGCACAGCGGTGCTCCTGATCGTCTGACTATCCGTGCCCGTAGCGCTGATTTCCGTGAAACCCTCAACACCCGGCGCGAAAAGTCATGGCACCAGACAACCGTTGGCGATGTGGTAAAGGAAATCGCAGCACGGCATAACCTCAAAATGGCGCTGGGTAAAGACCTGACGGACAAGGCACTGGATCACATGGACCAGACCAATGAAAGCGATGCCAGTTTCCTGATGAAGCTGGCACGCCAGTATGGGGCGATTGCTTCCGTTAAGGATGGAAACCTGCTGTTTATCAGGCAGGGGCAGGGAAGAACGGCGAGCGGAAAGCTGTTGCCGGTTATTACCATTGAACGTAAAGCCGGTGACGGTCATCGTTTTACCCTGGCTGATCGTGGTGCTTATACCGGTGTAATTGCCAGCTGGCTGCATACCCGCGAACCCAAGAAAAAAGAAACAACCAAGGTTAAGCGCCGCCGGAAGAAAACCACCGCGCCCAAAGAGCCGGAAGCAAAACAGGGTGATTATCTGGTGGGAACGGATGAAAACGTTCTGGTTCTTAATCGTACTTACGCAAACCGCAGCAATGCTGAGCGTGCGGCAAAAATGCAATGGGAGCGCCTGCAACGTGGTGTTGCGTCTTTCTCCCTGCAGCTCGCAGAGGGCCGGGCAGATCTCTACACCGAAATGCCAGTAAAGGTGAGCGGCTTTAAACAGCCTATCGACGATGCCGAATGGACCATTACAACGTTGACCCATACGGTCAGCCCGGATAATGGTTTTACTACCAGTCTGGAGCTAGAAGTAAAGATTGATGATATAGAAATAGAATAAATGAGTTCTCAATATTGATTCTTTGTGTATCATTATTGAGAGCTTAATGGCAGCGGAGAAACTCAAGATGATGAATTGTCCAAAGTGTGGACACTCAGCGCACACTAGGAGCAGCTTTCAGGTCACTGATAGCACAAAAGAACGTTACTGCCAGTGTCAGAATATCAATTGCGGTAGCACCTTTGTCACTCATGAAACAGTAGTGCGGTTTATCGTTACGCCAGCCCTGGTAAATAACGCTCCTCCTCATCCAGCAGCAGGCGGACAAGGCCACATGAATTTTTGAAGAGTCTTTATCACCATTTGGCTTACAAATGGAGTGTCGTTAGAACTGAGTAGCGTTTTCGATGATATTGGCTTTATAGGCTTTCTCTTGTTCAAAAGTCATAGAGCCACTTTTCTTACACTCATTCCCGCCAGCATCAATTTTGTAACCTTGATCGCGTGTGACGTTCAGAAGCGTGACCCTTTTTATTGTCTCCGGCTTCCATTTATTCATGAAATAGTCATTACATATCCAGTCAAACATGGCGGTAGCCATATCCTGCGTCACTTTTGAACGGTCATATCTGACAGTGAGTTCACCATTTTTAAGACTATGCTCACGAGCATTTGTGCCAGCAATGACATTCTCAATCGAAACCGGAATCTTGTCTGCATAGGAGCTGGCGCTGGTAATAAGTAATAAGGCAATTAGAGATTTTTTCACGTCGGTAGTCCCTTTAATGGATAAATGTCTGTCGCCATTTTGCCGCCACTACTAAATAAAAAGGGGCTACGTTTTCACGTAACCCCTTGTTTTATTTGGTGGAGCTGGCGGGAGTTGAACCCGCGTCCGAAATTCCTACATCCTCGGTACTACATGCTTAGTTCGTCTTTACATTCGCCTGGCACCTGCGGACGGACACGCCACTACCAGACTAGCCTGATTAGTTTTAACGCTTCAACCCCAGGCAGGGCATCCACGCGATCTCTTTTGGGTTTGACCTCTCTTTGATCCCCGTCTTAAGAGCGGAAGCTAGGGAGAGAGGGCTCAGAGCAGGTTATTAAGCTGCTAAAGCGTAGTTTTCGTCGTTTGCG